GCGGAAGAGACCGGGGGAGCCGTTGCGCGAATTGCACCACGTACCTTGAGAACTGGATGGCGCGCCGCCCTCGCCGAAAAGGACGGGAAACAAACGCGGATGACGGGCGATGCGGCGGCCGGGAAGGAGCCGCGCCCATGAGCGACAGAGACAGAATCGAGTTCCATTTGTTCGCGATAGCGGTGCTGATAAACCTCGCCGTGGCGGTGTATTTCCTCGGGGAGATAGCCCGGGCGGTCGGTTAGCGCCAGATGACGTTAAAACTCCGATTTATTCGACATCAATCCAACTCATAGGCCGTCGCACCGGCCGTCATCCACGTCTTTGACCGAGAGTCCCCTGCGGGGAGCGCGGGTGTGTCCCTGACCTGCCTAGCAGGTCGAACCCTTCTCCTGACTCCCTTTACGGGCATGCGACACCCCCAACACGCTTCACAAAGCTCCACAGCACCACGGCGAGGGACAAAACGGGAGCCGGGCGGGCCATGCCCCGCCACCCGTGCCCGCGCCTCCCGCAGAGGGCTCTCGGTAAACGTGAGCGTGCCACGCCGCCGGCCGGGGCGTCTTCCCTGCCCGCAGGCGCTTTTGTCCACCGCCGCGGCCGTCGGCGCGGTGCGCTCATGGAACGGCCCCGGCGCGCCGGGGGTACTTCATCGAGCGCCACTGCAAGCGACGCGCCTCGAACCTTGAAAACCGAATGGCACGATTACCGCTCCTGGCCGAAAAGGAGCGGAAAACGGATGCGGCCTGACGTGGCGGCCGGAAGGGAGCCGTGTGATGAAAAGGGAAACAAGAGAGGAATTGGCCGAGGTCTTCAGGGATGGCTGGCCCATCTTCCTATTCAGCCTCGTGGGCGGGATGATTGTCGGCTCAGCCATCGTCCTTCTGGTCCGGCTACTTGGGTAGCAGCCAGTACGTGAGCGCCACGGTGAGGACGGCGCCGATTACGGCACCCGCGAGGCCGGCGATGGCGGCAATCCACGTCATGGTGCGGTCATGTCTCCACTGACGCTCCAGCTCGGCAGCGTGTTCCTCGGAGCGCTGGCGCCTCTTCTCGACGGCCCATATGCCAAGCGGGGACACGAACGCGAGGCAAAACGCCCCGTCCATGTCCGTTGCCGTTTCGACGAGGCCCAGGCTCGAAAACTCCTCGTACATACCGACGAGCGCGGGGTCATCGGCGATGCGTTGCGCGGTCTTGACCGGGGAACCCTCGGCGATGGCCGCCCTCAGCTCGTCGATCTCGGATTGCGTGAGCGCGTCGACATTCACGTAGGGCCTTTTCCTCGTGGCCCTTGAGACGGCTTCGGCCATCTGCTGCTGAGCGTCTGCGATACCTGCCACGCCACCAGCGATGGCCTCGGTCTCCGTCCGGATATGGCTGAGGTCGAAGTTAGTCAATTGTGATTGCCTCCAATAACTCGTTTGGCCGCCGCGTCAGGCCGCATCCGTAGCAAGAGAGCAGCCAAACGACGAGGCCTCCGGCCGCGCCGCAGAGGAGCTGGAAAAGCGACTTTCCAATCCAAACGTAACGAAAATGGCCCCTCGGTCCGCCAAGACGTGGAGGGGCTCGACCTAAGGAGGTCCAGATCATGGTACCAGACGAGCTTTCTTTGAGCCCAGACCAGATAGAGGCGCTGTTCCGCGTCTCGCTCGCGGCCCTCGCGCTCTTCGCGGCCTGGGGATTCGTTTACCTGCGCAGGCTGGAGAGGTGGGCGATTGACCATGAGGAGTAAGGGCTGTGAGCTCCCGGCGAGGGGCTGGATGTCGCTCTCCGCGGCGGCCGACTACGTGGGGCTGAACAAGAACGTCCTGCGCCGCGTCATCAACGCCGGCGAGCTGGTCGCGTACCAGAAGCCCGCGACCTACAGCGAGAGCAAGCGCACCTACGTGCTCGTCTCGCCGGACGACGTCGACGCCTGGGTGCGGTCGCTGCCGCTGGCGTCCTACGGGCCGATGGTGGACTAGATGGGCGGCGGGGAGGCGGCCCGCGAGAGGCCGCGCGGCGTGATGACGCTCGACGAGCTCCTGGCCTACGCCGAGGAGACGGGCGACCCGCTGGCCAACCGGCCGGCGCCGGGCGTCCGCTACACCTACGTGCTCGACCAGGGCGAGGGCGCCGAGAGCCCGAAGGACGGGCACCGCTACGTCCCGCCGCGCTCCATCGTGGTCGAGGGCGAGAAGGGCAGGGTCGAGGACGCCGCCCAGGGCGTCGCCTGGATGCTCAGGCGGCTCGGGTGGACCTCGAGGATGATCGTGGAGGGCTGCGTGCTGAAGGACGCGCCCTCGCGGAAAGGGGATTGACATGGGTTTCGGAATCAACCGCGTCGTCGTGAGCGGGCGGCTCTGCAAGGACCCGGAGCTGAGGGCCACGCGCTCCGGCCTGGACGTGATGACCGTCCGCCTGGCCACCGAGGACAGGAAGAAGGGCGCCGACGGCGCGTGGGTGGACGACACCAGCTTCCTCGACGTGGTCTCGTTCGGCGGGGTGGCCGCGACCGCGGCGCAGCAGCTCTCGAAGGGCTCGCGTGTCGTGTTCGGCGGCAAGGTCAGGCAGCGTTCCTGGGAGGACGAGGCGGGGACCAGGCGCTACCGCGTCGAGATCGTCGCTGACGACATCGTCGTGTGCGGGGAGAGACCGCGCGCGGCCGCGGCGCCGGCGCAGCCCTCCCGGCCGCCCGTGGCCGCGGCTCCCGCGCCCATCGCGCCGCCCGTCGCGCCGGCGGACGTCTACGACGAGGACATCCCGTTTTGACGCCGCCGGAGAAGCCGTCGCTGAAGCCCTGCGAGTGCAGCAAGTGCCGCCACTGCTGGGCCGCGGCGATGGTGTGCACGAGGCGGCTCATATCCAGGGCACCGGGCGAGAAGCGGTCCGGGTGCCTGTACTACGAGGAGCGCGAGGGGAGGGACTAGGTGTCACGCCGTGGGATCAGGTGGTGCAAGCTCGACCTCGACATGCTGCGCGACCCGAAGGTGCAGCTCGTGCTCGACGAGGCCGGCGCCGAGGGCGTCGCCGTCTGGATCGCCGCCATCATCGAGATGTACACGGCGATTAACGACGGCCAGGTCTTCATCTCCGTCGACTCGCTCGTCCGAAGGGTCGCCTGTGACCTGAATTTAGGCAAAATCCGGGCAAAAAAGCTCCTAAAAACGTGCGAAAAAGCGGGGCTTTTCGACCACGAAATGTGGGCCGAGGGAAGGGCCGCGAACGAGCGCGTGGCCGAGTTCTACGAGCAGTACCTGCGGAAATGCGACCGGGCCGAGAAGGCGAGGGCTGCCAGGGACGTTTCTAATATCAAGCCTGATATTAAGCCGTAGATATTAGATAAGAGATATAGAGATAAGAACCCTCTCCCTTACTTGTGAGTAGGGGAACCCAACTTTTCAACAATCTTTCGACAAGTTTTCAACATTGGAGGACGTATGAGCGACACGACCGGAATCCAGAGGCTGCGCAACGCCATCGAGGTCCAGGGCCGCGGCGGGGCGAAGACCCTCGTGCTCGACATGGCCGCGGCCGAGGAGATATGCCGCGAGTGCGAGGACGAGCTCGAGGCGCTGGGCGAGGACCTCGACGGGCTCTACACCGCCGTCACCGGCGCGACGATGATCCTGCGCGCCGGGCTCGGGGAGTAGCGCCCGCCATGAACGTTTTCGCGAAGGTGAGACTGCGATGAGGATAAGCCAGGACAAGCTGCCGCCGGCCATCGACCTCGGCCGGGCGGTGCCGGACAGTCAGATCTGCAAGCCGAGAGCAAAGGGCGAGCTGCGCGTGCCGCCCGACAAGGTGAGGCGCGAGGTCGTGGCGGCGCTGCAGGCCTGCTCCTCGCCGGGAGGCAAGGGCCGCGAGACGCCCTTCGCGCAGGTCGTGACCGCGCTCGGGCCGTGGTGGAGTAGGAACCAGGACTCCACGTTGCCGGAGGTCCTCGCCGACCTCGTGGCGCCTCGGGGCAAGGGCGCGCTGGCCGCCGAGGTAGCCGACAAGGTCGGGAGGCTCGCGCTCGAGCGCGACGAGGCGGTCGCCGAGGCGGCTTCTCTGCGCGAGCGGGCCGAGCGCGCCGAGGCGGACGCGGACAGGATGCGCAGGAAGCTTGAGAAGGTCGACTTCCTGCTCAAAGATGACGAGGAAAGGGGTCGGTGATGGCCGACAAGACAGGCGTGGCCAGGCTGCGCCAGGCGACTGAGAACCAAGCGTCCGAGGGCGAGGCGTGCTTCTCGCTGCCGATAGGGGAGGCGGCTACCATTTGCGTCGAGTGCGAGAACGAGCTCGCGGCGCTGTTATGGGCCAAGGACGTGCCCGCGCCCAAGGACGCGGACGGCGAGGTCGTGCCGCTCGGCACGGAGGAGCTGTACACGGACGATGGCGAGATGGTCCGCGTGGGTAGCATCTGCTACGGCAGCCGCCTTTGGCACGTCAGGAGAATGTGCAGCGGCAAGACGTACTGGCTCGACTCGCTCCACCTTCGCAGTCATGACAGCTGGGAGAAGCTGGAGGAGGACGCGAAGCTTGCGCCGCGCGCCTACCTGGAGAAGCGCGGTATGAACCCAGAGAAAACCGAGCGCGTCGCGTCCATGATGGCCGACCTCGTGAGCCGCGCCAAGGCCCTCGCGGAGCGCGACGCGAAGGGGGCCGACTGTGATTAGCGACAAGGAGCGCCGCGAGGTGGCTGCGCTGATGCGCGAGATTATGCGCGACGACCCGCACGGGTGGCTCGACGTCATGGTCTCGAGCGCAGTGGCCGGCGTGCTGGGGGATGGCGTGAAAATCGGCGAGACCATCGCCGACCTCATAGACCGTCCGACGTGCGAGTACGTGCCAATCGGCAACAGGAGATTCGGTTGCTCATGGTGCGGGTACGTCGTCAGGCTTGACTACGACGAGCTGATAGCGGACGAAATTCACCTGCCGTTCAACTACTGCCTCAACTGCGGCGCGGAGGTGGTAAACGATGCCTAAGATGACGAAGTTCGCGAGGGCTGTTGACTGCTCGACGTGCGGGGCGACCCCGTCTCACCAGAAGTGGAGGCCGCGCAAGACGGTCGACCTTGACGATTACACGCCCATAAGCGACTGCAACCCCGTCGATGCCGTCCATTGCCGCAAGTGCGACCTCGTGTTCCGTGTGTCGCACTTCGAACACGACGACACCTACATCACGGATTGGGACGAGATCGAGACGATTCCGCGCTACTGCCCGTGGTGCGGGACGGAGGTGCCCAACGATGCCGTATGACCGCGCAGGCTACCGCAACCATTGCGGCGAGTGCCGCTATTTCAAGCTCGACGAGGAGCGGACGAAGCTTCGGCGGCGTCTTCGGGTGCTCGTGGGTGAATCCCGTCCGAGCCTTCACCGATCACTGCAAGGCCAGCGTCTGCAGGTACATCCGCGAGCAGCGGCGCGAGAAGCCGAGGGACGGGGTTTCCCGCCCCATCGACTACATCGGCTCGTGCGTCAAGAGGATCGAGGTGGTAATCGATGAGTGACCACAGGGGCGAGAAAGCCGTGTTCCATTTTGCCGGTCTTCCAGGGCACATGGTCACGGTAGACGCCCAGTGTATCTATGACCAAATCGAGAACGGCCAGCTTGCCACGTGGCAGGTCTTTTGGGGTGACGACGGGAAGATAAATCACATCGTGAACACGAACAACGTCGCTTTCGTGGAGGTGGTCCCCGATGAGTGACGCGCCCGAGACCGTCCGCGACCCCGGCTGGTACACGTCCGGCGCCGTGGAGACCATCGCGAAGATAGAGGCCGTCATCGACGGGCTACCGGCCCGCGAGGCCTTCTTGCTCGGGCAGGTCCTCAGGTACGCCGACCGAGCCGGGGAGAAGGACGACCCGGCCATCGACCTGGGCAAGGCCAACAACTACGCATGGAGACTGGTCACGGGAGATTGGAGGGCGGATGGCGGGCGCTAGCGTCTACCAAGGCAGGGACGGCGTCTGGCGGGCGAGGGTCATCTTCCCGGCGGACCCCGCCACCGGCCGCCGCGCACGCAAGGTCAAGGCCTTCCCCGGGGCGAGGGACGCCGAGGAGGCCCGCGCAATGGCCGAGGCCTACGCCGCCGGGGCGTCCGGCGCGTCCATCCAGGGCGCGCTCACCCGCTACGCCGAGGAGGTCGCCGAGAAGGGCGCCGCCGGCCGCGCCCCCAAGGCGAACACGGCGCACGACTACCTGGGCTACGCCCGCCGCCTGGGCGAGGTCTTCCCTGCCGTGCCCGCCTGCGAGGTCACGCCCGGCATGGTCTCGTCGGTCGAGTCGCAGCTCCTCTCGCGGGGGCTCTCGGCCACGACCGTCAACGGGTACCACCAGTTCATGAGCGGGGCCTTCTCGTGGATGGCCCGCCAGGGCTGGGTGCGCTCCAACCCGGCTGCGGACGCGATCCACCCGAGCGCCGGAAACCCCGACGCCTCCGGCAAGGCCCTCGACGAGGATGAGCTGCGCGCGCTCACCGCCTGCCTGAGGGCCGACGAGCCGGAGGCGGGCGAATACGGCGAGTGGCAGTGCGCCATGACGGCGCTCGACCTCATCGCCTGCACGGGGATGCGCCTGGGCGAGGCCCTGGCCCTGCGCGTGCGGGACCTCCGCCCTCAGGTGCCCGACGTCTACGTCTGCGGCACCGTATGCGAGCGCGGCGGCCTCTTCCGCCAGCCCACGGCCAAGAGAGGGGAGGACAGGCGGCTGGCGGTGCCGACGCGCATCGTGCCGACCCTGCGCCTCATGGCCGCCGGCAAGCGGCCGGACGACGCGCTCCTCTCGCCGGACGGGGCGATCGTGCGGCCCGCGGTCGTCCGGCAGGCCCTGCGCGCGGCGTGCCTGGAGGCCGGCGTGCGGCGCATAACGCCCCACGCGCTTCGGCACACGCACGCCACGCTCGCGCTGCAGCGCGGCTTCACCATCGCCGACGTGCAGGCGAGGCTCGGGCACGCCGACGTCAAGACCACGCTCGGCATCTACGGGCACACGACCGCCGCCCGCGACAGGGGCATCGCGGAGTCCTTCGGCGGGTAAGGTTGGCATCGGGGCGGCGAGGACCACGGCAGGACCACGGAGGGCTTCCCGGAAAGGCATTGGCCGGGGAGCCTTTACGCTGGCCAAGGCCCGCGCCGCCCCTCTTTTCGCCCACGTCCCCGACGGACAACGCCTAATTGTCCGATTTACGGTGTATTGATTAAGAGAGTTATGCAAGTTAGGTAGATGGCCGCGATGCTTGGGTGAACCGGCGATAAGTGCCTCCCGATTCATATACGCGCAGGTAGAATGTATAGGCGGGTGAGACGACGGCTGATTGGGGTCTTCTTGATGGCAGAGAGCGGCTACGCCAACGCGAGGGAGTTCTTCGAGGCGGCGCGCGAGGCGAGCATCGACGCGGACAGGATCTCGCGCAGGCTCGCGGAGATGGAGGCGTCCGAGGGCGTCCGCGCCCAGGGCTACGACGCCCAGGGCCGCGGCTCCAGCAAGGACGTAAACGGCATGAGGCGTACCGAGGCCCGCATCGACTTCGAGCGCCGCGTTGAGGCCAGGCGCGAGGCCGACTACGACCTCATCGACCGCGCGACGTCCGTGATCTACGGGGACGGCCAGACCGGCATGGGCGGCATCGACGCCCTCATGGGCGGGGCCGCGGCCGATGTCATGTGGTGGCGCTTCTGCGCTGCCGCGACGTGGCCCGAGGTCTGCCGCGAGGCCGGCGTCACCGACAGGTGGGCGCGCCAGAAGGCCGAGCAGGCCATGGACATGTGCGACGCCTACGGCATGTGGGGCATGATCCACGGGCTGGGCGTGGCGCAGGTGGGGTAAGCCTCGCTTCATCACCATGCTTAGACGCCCGGATACGTAAGCCTTGCCCCTCCAGGTGGAGGGGCTTTCTTATGGCTGAATATATAGCAATATTGCTAGCATTATATAGGCATAACGCTATAATTAAAAGCATCAGATGGAAGGAGGTGGTGAAGTTGGATGACAGGATATGGGACGTGGTCCTTGCGTTGATCGGAGCTGTCCTGGCAAAGGCGGTCGACGTCGCGTGGGAGTCCCGAAGAAGAAAGACCCCGAGGCGAGCCGGCAAGCACTTCCCGAGGTCTTAGAAAAGGTGGCCCGCCTACACGGGCGGGCCACCGCCGTCTCGAATGATAGGAGGACGTTGAGATGATTGCAAGAAGGGTCGCGGTGTTCGTCATAGCCTTCGCGGGCTCTCTAATCCTTTACCGCATCTGGGGAGGGAGACGCTGATGGCATTGACCGATGCCCAGAGGAGGGCGCAGGCGCGGTACGTGAAGGAATCCGTGAAGCAGACCTCTCTCAGGTTCTATCCGGCGGAGGCAGACCTCTGGGAGTGGCTCGACTCGAAGGAGAACAAGCAGGGGTACCTGAAGTCGCTTATACGCGCCGACATGGAGCGCGAGAGGCGCGGTGCGTGAAAACCGTGCCGGGTCATGCCGTGTCGTGCCGGGTCGTGCCGGGACATGCCGGGCTTTGGCGTGATACAACGTAGCCTGTGCGAAAGCGCACGAGAGAATCCAAGCAAGGCCCTGGGGCATCCCGGGGCCTTGCTCTTTAAGGGAGGGCGCCGTGCTTCCTCTGCGCGTCATCGAGTCCATCGCCCTGCGCTACGACACCGTGATGAGCCGGGCCATGCTCCGCGCCCTGGGCGTGGTGGTCAGGCCCGAGGGCGGGGCTGTGCCAAAGGCTTTTGCCAAGCGGGTGCGCGACGCCAAGTACGACGGCATGCGCTGGTGCTTCGAGAACCACGACTCGCCCTGCCGATGAGCACGCCCAGCCGCTACGCCAACGGGCACGCCCGCCGCGAGGTGAGGGCGTGGCTCAGGGCGCAGTGCCTGCCGTGCCACATCTGCGGCAGGCCGATAGACTACTCGCTGCCAGCCGGCGACCCGATGAGCTTCGAGGTGGACGAGATCGTCCCCGTCTCGCGGGGCGGCTCGCCCATCGACAGGGGCAACGTCGCGCCCGCGCACCGCATCTGCAACGAGCGCAGGGGCAACAAGAGCATTACCGATATGAGGTCTGCAATGGGGCCAAGGCCCTGCGACGTCGGGTGCAGGACCAGCAGGAGCTGGTGACCAGGGGGCATACCCCTCCCGTGGGGCAAAAGGCTCGCCCGCCGGCATTGCGCCTTTTTTTCACCCGGTGTTCCAGCTTACCCAGAGGGTAAGGGACGGAGGCGAACGGAGATGGGCAAGGTCCGCAAGCTCAGCCCTTCGGAGCGCCGGGACATCGTGAGGATGTTCCCGCAGCTAGGGGTAACGGAGACCGCCCGCCGCATAGGCTGCTCCAAGTCGACGGTGCAGCGCGTCTGGGCCTCCGACGGCCCTCCGGAGGACGATGCCCAGAGAAGCGGCCCGGAAGCCCCTGGCGGAGCCGAGCCGCAGACGAGGGCCGAGAGGCTCGTCGAGCTGCGCGGCATCCTCCGCGCGGCCATGAACGACGCCCCGCCGCAGGCGGTCGCCGGGCTCGCGCGGGAATACCGCGCGACCATGGACGAGATTGAGAGGATGGAGGGCGGGGATGGCGGAGACTGCGTTGGACGCGCCCTCGACTCCATCGCCGAGCGGATCGCGGCGAAGATGCCCGCCCCGTAGGCATGTGCAGTCGCCGCGAGGGCACGCCGACATGCTGGACGAGGTGCTGGACTTCGCGGCGCTCATCGGCTACGGGGTGGGCGAGTGGCAGATGACCCCGCTCGCGGACTGGTCGCGCATCGACTCCCGCGGCAAATGGGTTCACCGGCGCTGCGGGCTGAGCGTGCCGCGGCAGGCCGGGAAGTCGCATGACGCGATCATATGGGTCGCCTTCCTCGTGCTCATCATGGGCTACTCGGTGCTGTGGACCGACCACAACTACTCGACCACCTGCGAGATGCTCGCGCGATTCCGCAAGATCCTCGGGAAGCGCGCCGGCGACCCCGACGCGCCGCGCGCCATAAACCGCCGCGTCAAGGACGCGAAGTCGAAGACGGCCCAGGAGAGCTTCGAGTTCACCAACGGCGGCGTGCTGTGCTTCAGCACGCGCACCGACTCCGCCTCGCTCGGCTACAGCTTCGACGTGATCGTATACGACGAGGCCCAGCTCCTTACTAAGGCGCAGGCCCAGACCCTGAACCCCACCACGACCCACTCTCCGCACAAGAACTCCCAGCTCATATACGTCGGCACGCCGACCCGCGCCGGCAGCGCCGCGGACCGCTTCGTCGAGCTGAGGGCCGAGGCGTGGTCTGACGCGCCGGACGACGACCTTTGTTGGCTCGAGTACGGGGCCGACGAGGTCGGGGACCCGATGGACGAGTCCAGGTGGTACGGGGTCAACCCGTCGCTCGCCGAGGGCCTTGTGGAGATAGAGGACGTGCGCACCGGCGTGCGCGGCATGAAGGGCGACACGCTCGGAATCGCGCAGGAGTACCTGGGCTACTGGCTGCCGCCCCAGGAGCAGGCCGAGCCGCCGCTCATCGGCGAGGACCTGTGGAAGGAGACCGAGATAGACCCCAGCGCCGCCGCATCCATGCCGCTCGGCAAGGTCGCGTTCGGCGTGAAGTTCAGCTCCGACGGCTCGTCGGTCTCGGTCGCGGTCGCTGCCGAGGGTCCAAGGTGCCCCCACGTCGAGCTGCCGTTCTGCGAGCCGACGTCCAGAGGGGTCTCTCAGCTCGTCGCGTGGCTCGCGGTCAGGGCGTCGAGGGCCTGCTCGGTCTGCGTCGACGGCAAGAGCGGCGCCGGCCTGCTGTGCAGCGGGCTGGAGGAGCTCGGCGTCCCCAAAGGCTATGTCATCAGGCCGACCCCCGCCGACGCCGTCACCGCGGCCTCGCTGGTCAACGACGCCGCCCGCGCGGGCAGGCTCACCCACATCCCGTGCCCAGCCCTAGACCTGTCGGCCGCGACGTCAACGAGGCGCGCCATCGGCAAGGCCGGGGGCTGGGGGTTCGGCGGGGAGAACTCGGCGCCCATAGAGGCGGCCGGGCTCGCGCTGTTCGCCCTCTCGTCGTCAAGAAGGACCCCAGGAAGGAAGGCGACCGTCCATTGATTTCCATCCCCTATGCCGCCGCCGCGGCGGACGGGCTTCTCGACGAGGACCGCGAGACGGTCCTCGGCCTGCTCAACTGCTGGCAGAGGCACTACGGCGGCAACCTCCTGCGCTCCGACTACTACGAGGCGCGGAACATGCTCAAGGACCTCGGCATCGCAGTCCCGGACTCCCTTCGCGACCTCGAGGTCGCGTGCGGCTGGGGCTACAAGTGCGTCGAGGTCATGCGCGACCACATCGCCTTCGACGGGTTCACGTGCCCCGATGACGAGGACTTCGACGGCCTGCTCACCTCCGTGGCAAAGCGCAACAACATGGCCACGAGGGTCGGCAAGGCGGTGAACTCGGCCCTCAAGTACTGCTTCTCCATGCTCGTGGTGACGGCCGACGACGAGGGCCACGCCCGGATCTCGGCTTACCCCCCGACCCTGTGCGCGGGCATCTGGGACGACGTCCACGAGTGCCTGAGCGCAGGCATGTTCGTGGTGTCCTTCGCCAAGGACCGCGGGCGGCCCACGAACCGCCCGGACTGGGTCAACGTGATGCTGCCGGACCGCATGGTGCGCATCCGCGAGGTGCGCCGCAACGAGTGGGCGGCCGAGTACGTCGAGCACGGCCTGGGCGCCGTGCCCATGTTCGTGATGCCGCACAACCCCGACGACGACCGGCCTTTCGGAGTGTCCAGGATCAACTCCGAGGTGCGCTGGCTCATCGACTGCGCCATGCGCGCCAACGTCAACGAGGAGGTCGCCGCCGCGTTCGCCGCGTCGACGCAGAAGTACCTGCTCGGCACCGACGGGGACGCCTTCGCCGACAAGAGCAAGTGGAGCGCCTTCATAGGCTCCATCTTCGAGGTCACGAAGAACTCCGACGGCGACATACCGCAGTTCGGCCAGCTCACGCAGCCGAGCATGCAGCCCATGACCGAGCACTTCGGCAACCTGTGCAAGCGCATGAGCGCCGCGACCGGCATCCACGTGGGCCAGTTCGGCATAATGAGCGACAACCCAAGCTCCGCCGAGGCGATCTACGCCGAGAACGAGCCGCTCATCCTCAAGTGCAAGAGCTTCATCCGCGAGGCCAAGGCGGCGTTGGCGAAGGCCGCGACCGCCGCTATCGCGACGGAGCTCGGGTGCTCGTACGATGAGGCGGAGGACGCCTGCGGCGTGTCCGTCCACTTCCTCAACCCAGCCATGCCGACGCTGGCCCAGCAGACCGACAGCTCCATCAAGCTCGCCTCGGCGGTAGAGGGCTTCGCCGGCACGCCGACGTTCTGGCGCCTCAACGGCCTCGACGACGACGAGGTGCGCAACGTCTCCTCCGAGATCAGGCGCAACGTGACGCGCTCGGCGGCGCTCGACCTGATGGCTGGCGTCACCCAGGCGGCGGAGCCAGCGCCGACCGCCGATGATTAGCGCGGCTGAGTTCGCGGCCTACAACCGAGCCGTGGCGAAGATAGGCGACAGGGCGGCATCCGACGTGGAGACCGCCGTGCTCGCCTGGTGCCGCGCCCACGATGACGCGACCGTGGCCGAGAAGCGCGAGGCCGCGAAGCTCATCATGGAGGGCTTCGTGCAGGGCTATGACGACGTGGCGGCGGAGTTCGCGGCCCAGTGGTACGACGACCTCGCCGAGCGCAACGGCGCCAGGCTGCGGCAGGCCGTCACCATGACGACCTACAAGCCGAAGTCCGTCGACGAGGTCGCGCGCTACCAGGCGAAGAAGCTCGCGAATGGCGGCGACGCGGCGTTCGCCGAGGCGTGCGGCGAGTACGCAAGGAACGACGCGTTCCGCAGCCTGAACGAGACGATCATCTCCAACGTGGGCCGCGACAAGGACAGGGGCGCGCGCTTCGCTCGCGTGCCGACGGGCTTCGAGACCTGCACCTTCTGCATCATGCTCGCGAGCCGCGGAGCGGTCTACCACACGCGCAGGTCCGCCGGCGAGTTCAGGCACTTCCACCGCCGCTGCGACTGCAAGGTCGTGCCCGGCTTCGAGGACGACCCGGACGCGGAGCTTGTGGAGGGCGTGCGCCCCGAGGAGCTTCGCGAGCAGTGGGCACAGTTCAAGAGCATCGACGAGGACGAAAGTCTGACGAGCTCCGACAAGGACGCGGCGAAGCGTGCCGTGCTCGGTTCGCCTGGGCCTCCAGTCGTGTACAAGAAGCCGAAAGAGGCCTTCGCGCGCGAGCGCGGCGGCTCCTACGACCTCGAGGCGCACGAGGCGCTTCGGGAGGCCGGTCACGAGGTCGTCGTCCGCAAGGAGGACGCGCCGGAGGGCTTTTCCAATATCGACCTGCTGCTCGACGGCAAGCTATGCGAGCTGAAGAGCCCGACAAGCGATGCGTCCGGCGTCAACGGGCTCAGGTTCATCGAGCGCAATATAAGAAAGGCAGTGCGGCAGTTCGAAAAGGTGGAAGGTGGGCCGGTAAGACCCTCTATCGTCGCGCTTAACTGCGAGGAAGTCCCTGTGACAAGAGAGGACGCGCTGAAGCGCGTGCGGCTCGAGATGTCGAGGCATGACATCGACCGCGTTATCCTGTTGACCAGGGGCGGGGCCATAGACGACATAAAGAAATAAGCCCCAGGTTAGCTATCCAGCACGCCCAGGGCTTTTCAAATCAGATTATACACACCTGGCTAGCACAATGGCAGTGCGGCGGTCTCCAAAACCGCTTACCGGGGTTCGATTCCTCGGCCAGGTGCCATCGGGGCGTGGCGGAACGGCAGACGCGCGTGCCTCAGGAGCACGTGGGCATCGCCCGTGCGGGTTCGACCCCCGCCGCCCCGACCGAAACGTTGAACCAGGCCATCCGCACGGGTGGCCTTTTTCATGCCGAAAAGCGCCCCGCACGGGGCAAACGATGCCCCGCACGGGGCGGAAATGGAGGGAGCATGGCCCAGGAGACCACGCCCGCCGAGACCGAGCCGACCGAACCTGCACAGGGCGGAGAGACCGATCCGGCGCCCGACTACAAGGCGCTCTACGAGAGCGCGCTGAAGGAGTCGCGCAAGTGGGAGAGCCGCTCGAAGGCGAACCTCAAGGAGCTCGACGAGCTCAAGGCCGCGGCGCCCAAGACGGACCCGACCGTGGAGGAGCGCCTGGACGCGCTCGAGAGCGAGAACGCCGCCCTCAAGGCGAGCGCCGCCCGCTCCGCGCTCGTCGACTCCGTGGCCAAGGCCACCGGGCTCGACCGCTCCATCGTGGCGACGCTCAACGGCGAGGACGAGGACGCCCTCACCGAGCAGGCCAAGGCCGTGGCGGCCATCACGAAACCGGCGGGCGGCGCCCCGAGGGTGCCCGAGGCGGGCGGCAAGCCCAAGCACGGCAAGCCCTCCAAGAAGGACATCCTCGAAATCGAGGACAAGAAGGAACGCATGGCGGCCATCGCCGCCAACATCGACCTCTTCTAAGGAAGAAGAAAGGGGCTGGAACATGCCCGACATCAAGACCCTCGCGGCCGCCCGCAACGTCGACCTCGTGAACACCTTCACCAAGTCGCTCAACAAGCTGACCGCCATGCTCTCCACCTGCGCCCCCATCCAGGCGGCCGTCGGCGAGACCCTGCACCAGAAGAAGATCACCGGCAAGCTCTCGGAGGCGGAGTACACGGAGGGGCAGGACATCCCCCTCTCCACCTACTCCTTCCAGGACGTCGAGACCTACGAGGTCGCGCTGAAGCCCTACCGCAAGCAGACCACCCTGCAGGAGGTCAAGAAGCGCGGCTACGACGCCGCCGTCGACAAGACCGACGCCGCCATGCTCTCCGACATCCAGCGCGGCATCAAGAAGGACTTCGTGGCCGCCCTGGGCGCCGAGGGCACCACGGCCGCGACCGGCAAGTCCCTCGTCGCCACCGCAGCGAACGCCTGGGCCGCCCTCTCCAACCTCGTCGAGGACTACGGCTTCGGCGACGCGCAGGTCGTCTACTTCGTGAACCCCGTCGACTTCGCCAAGCAGATCGGCGAGTCCGAGGTCTTCTCCGCCTTCGGCATCTCCTACATCGAGAACTGGGCGGGCCTCGGCACGCTCGTTTCCACCGGAAGCGTCGCGGCGGGCACCATCTACGCCACCGTCAAGGACAACATCAAGGTCTACGTCGCCCCGACCGACGGCGACGAGCTGTTCGGCTGCTACACCGACGAGTCCGGCTACATCGCCGTCTCGCACTCCGCCGAGCTGAAGAGCCTCACCTACGACACCGTGGCATACGTCGGCCTCGTGTTCTTCGCCGAGTACATCGACTTCGTGGTCAAGGGCACCATCGCACCGACCGCCTAGCAAAATCCCATAAGGAGACGAAATGCTTGCCTTGGTAACCTACCCATACCGCGACCGCGAGACGCTCGCGGTCCACCTCGCAGGCGAGGAGGTGGAGCTGACCGACGCGCGCTTCGCGGAGCTCTGCGCTGGCGGCTACGTCGACGTCCCCGCCGAGAAGCCCGCCGAGCCCGCGGAGCCCGCCGCCGAGCAGGAGGCCGCGCCGCAGCCCGTGGACCCCGCCGCCGACATGACCGCGGCGGAGCTCCGGGCCGTAATCGAGTCAAAGGGCGGCTTCGCGCCGCGGAAGGCCACCAAGGCCGAGCTGCAGGCGATGCTGGCGGCCCTCTGATGGCCGCCAATCTTACCGTCACGCTCGAGGAGTACGCGGCCCGCTACGGCACGCCGCCAGACCCCGGGCGCGTCTCCGCTCTGCTCTCGGACGCCTGCGACATGCTGCTCACGGCCTACGAGGGCCGCTGGGGCTGCTACGTGGAGGGGGCGCACGCCGCGTTCGACCGGGGCTACAAGGCCGTGGCCTGCGCCGTCGTGAGCCGCGCCGTCAACGTCCCGGACTGCTTCGCCGGCGCGACGCAGTACAGCCAGACGGCGGGCAGCTACAACGCCTCCGTCACGTTCGCCAACCCGACCGCCGACCTCTGGCTCGGCAAGTCCGACCTCAGGCGGCTGGGGCTGGCGGGCACGCGCATAGGCTCCATCGCGCCCATGATCGGGGATGAGGACCATGCTTAGCCTCATCCCCACGGAGACCGTCACGGTCCTGCGCCCTTCCGTGGAGCGCGACGACCTCGGCGAGATAACCGAGGGCGAGCCCGCGCGCGAGGAGGTGCGCTGCGTCGTGTGCCCGGGGGCCACCTCCGACATGGACGCGACGCGCCCCGAGGGCGTCACCGTGGCCTACACGCTGCACTTCCCCAAGACATACGCCGGGAGCCTGCGCGGCTGCTCGGTCGAGGTGCGCGGCACCCGCTACGACGTGGTGGGCGACCCGCAGCGCACGACCGACGCCGCCACGCCCGGCCCCTTCGACATGGCCGTGGAGGTGACCCGCGCGGATGGGTAGCGTCAAGTTCGGCAAGTTCAAGGCCAACAAGGCAGGGTACAGCGCCGTCAAGAACTCGAGCGCCGTCCAGAGCATGCTCCGCGGCAAGGCCGAGCGCGTGCGCTCCCAGGCCGTAAGCATGGCCGGTGGCAACGGTGAGGTCCGCGGCCCCGCGAGACGCCACCCAAAGGACATCATCGCTTACCCGGGGTCCGAGTACCGCAAGCCGCCGTTCGTGGTGAAGCCCGTCGTGCTCCCGAAGGTGGGCGACCACGCGTACATCGTGGCCACGGGTACGAACCACGGGCGTTATAGCGAGGCCAAGGACAAGGTTCTCTCGAAGTCGCTCGGCGCGGCGAGGGGGTAGCGCATGGACGTAGAGGCGGTAGTGGCCCGAAGGCTCTCAAAGGCCGTCGGCGTGCCGGGCCGCGCGGAGGTCACCGAGAACACGCCCGAGATCTTCATCAGCGTCGAGCGGTTGGGCGGCGGAGGCTCCATGTTCGAGCCCGTCCAGCTCGCCGTCGACTGCTGGGCCGGGAAGAAGCAACGCAAGGCCGCGCGGGCCCTCTCCGAGAAGGTGAAGGCCGCCGTCTACGACCTCGACGAGGAGCCGAACGTCTTCCACCCAGAGGTCACGAACTGCTACCGGCAGAACGACCCGGACACGGGCCGATCGAGATACATCGTGCAGGCCCAGCTTTGGGTCTGCGAATAGACAAGGAAGGGGCCTTCTGATGGCTGAATCCACCACCAACAACCAGGCGAACGTCAGCGCCGCGAAGGGCGTGAAGGGCGGGTACATCTTCTCCGCGCCCGAGGGCTCGAAGCTGCCGACCGACATCAAGACCAAGCTCGACCCGGCCTTCAAGTGCCTCGGCTTCATCTCCGAGGACGGCTACGTCGAGACGGTCGACGAGGACGCCGACGACATCACCGACATGAACGGCGACGTCATGGACTCCACCAACTCCAACAGAGTCGAGTCCGCGCAGCTCACCCTCGCCGAGATCAAGGCGGAGACCCTGAAGCGCCAGTACGGCAACGCCAACGTCACCGACGCGAACGGCATCATCACCGTCAAGCACAACGCCGACAGCCACGACGTCTTCGCCTACGTGCTCGAGCTCGTCCTCAAGAACGGCCGCCGCTGGCGAAAGGTCGTGCCCAGGGGCAAGTCCTCCGAGCTCGACGACCTCACCATCGCCAGCTCCGAGCTGTGCCAGCGCGCGCTGACCATGAAGTACCTCACCGACGAGCAGGGAAACACCTGCTACGACTACTACGAGTCCACGGAGACCCAGGCCGCCTAGGCCACCCGACAAGGCGTGGGGCGACACGGCCCCGCGCCCTTTCAAAGCAAATTAAATGACAGTAAGGAGCGGCGCCGATGGCCGAGAAGAAGAAGCACGAGATCGTCGAGTTCGAGTTCCGAGGCCAGAGGTTCGAGGTGGACAAGACGGCGTTCGCGTCGCTCAAGGTCCAGACCGCCCTCAGCCTCGGCGAGAAGGACCCCAAGGCCGCCAACGAGGCCATGGACCTCATCTGCTGCGGCCACTTGGTCGATTACATCGACCGCGTCCCCGACGCAGACGGCGCCGCCCCCGACGAGCTCGGGTGCTCCACCGAGGACTGGGACGCCTTCACCAAGGCCATGGGGGAGGCCGTCGCGGCAAAAAACTAACCGGCTTCGCCCTCGACTGGCTGGAGCACCGCGAGGACGTTGTGGCCGACTTCCGGCAGTTCTACGGCCTCGACCTCCCGCTGGAGGCCGAGGACGTGGACTGCGCCCGATGGGGCCTGCTGTGGCACGCGCTGCCGCGCGAGTCCCGCACGGCGCGCAGGCAGCTCCCCGACCTCGAGTGGAGCGCGGGCGAGCACATGCTCAGCCAGGCGGTCTACTACCTGCACATGCTCGAGTGGAGGCTGTGCACAAAGGACGGCCAGAAGGGCAGGCGCGCCCCGCAGCCGCCGAAGACGCCCGGAGAGAGGGCGAATGCCGAGCGCAGGCGCGCGAACGCCGAGAGCGCCCGCGCTGACATAGACAGGATTCTCGGAATCGAGGAAGGCGGTGCGTAGATGGCGGTGAACGTCGGCTCCGCGTCCGTGACGATCATGCCGACCATGTCGGGCTTCGCGGCCAAGATGGACAAGCAGCTGGGCGGCGCGGGCAAGACGGGCGGCTCGGCCTTCTCCAAGGCGTTCGGCGCGTCGGCGCAGCCGGGCACGGGCTTTCTGGGTAAGTTCCGCACCGCCGGCAGCAATGCCGGCTCGGCCATGGGCGAGTCCGCGGGCAAGGGCATCAGCGCCAAGGGCGCGGCGATAGCCGGCGCCATGGGCGGCCTCGCCGCGTCCATCGGCTCGAAGCTCGTGGGCACCATCCAGGGCCTGATGGGCGAGATCACGGACGCCTCCGACTCGGCGCAGAAGTTCGCGAGCACGCTGTCCTTCGCGAACATCGACGACTCGACGATCAAGGACCTGACGGCCTCCACGCAGGCCTACGCCGACGAGACGGTCTACGACCTCTCCGACATCCGCAACACCACGGCTCAGCTCGCCGCGAACGGCGTCGACAACTACGCCCAGCTCGCCGAGGCGGCGGGCAACCTCAACGCCGTCGCCGGCGGCAACGCCGACACCTTCAAGTCCGTGGCCATGGTCATGACCCAGACGGCGGGCGCGGGCAAGCTCACCACCGAGAACTGGAACCAGCTCTCCGACGCAATCCCGGGAGCCTCCGGCAAGCTCCAGGAGGCCCTGAAGGCCAACGGCGCTTACACGGGAAACTTCCGCGAGGCCTTGGAGAAGGGCCAAATCTCCGCCGAGGAGTTCAACAAGGCCGTGATGGACCTCGGCATGACCGACGCCGCCAAGCAGGCGGCGACCTCCACCGCGACCATCGAGGGCTCGATGGGCAACCTCGAGGCGGCGGGCGTCAAGGCCGGCATGGTCCTGCTCGACGCCTTCAAGCCGCTCGTCACCGGCGGCATCAACGGCGTCTCCGAGGCCATCGGCCAGGTGACCGACGGCGTCGTGAGGTTCTTCGACGTCGCGCAGTCAAACGGGGCCGTCCAGCAGCTCACCGACACGGTTGGCGCGCTCGGCGGCGCGGCGGGGAACATCCTCGGCGCGCTTGGTAGCCTCGCGCTCGCCGTGCTCGGCATCCAGCCCAGCGGCGACGCGGCAACCGACGTGGCCAACGGCCTGAAGGGCGCCCTCGACGCGGCCCAGCCGGTCATCCAGGGCGTCTCCGACGCTACCGGGTGGCTAAAGGACCACGCAGCGGAGGCCGCGCCCACCGTCCAGGGGCTCGTCTTCGCCATCATGGCGATGCGTGTGGCCCAGGGCGTGGCGGGCTTCGTCTCCGCCTTCTCCGCCGCCGTCGGCGGCATGGCCATCGCCTCTCCCGCCGCGGCAGCCGGGACCACGGCGCTCGCGGGCGGCGAGACCGCCGCCGGAACCGCCGCAGGCGTCTCCGCCGCGCAGATGCTCGCCTTCGGCGCCGCGGTGCTCATGGTTGGCGCGGGCGTGGCCCTCGCGTGCGTCGGGCTGCTCGCGCTCGCCAACGCGGCAGTAATGATCGCGTCGGCTGGGCCCTCCGCCGCCGGCGGCATGGCCGCCATGGTCGGCGCCGTGGCCCTGCTCGCCGTCGGCGCCGCCGCCCTCGGCCCGGCGCTCACCGCCGGCGCCGTCGGCATGCTCGCCTTCGGCGGCGCGGTGGCCCTCGTCGGCGCGGGCGTCCTTCTGGCGTCCGCCGGGCTGATGCTGCTCGGCGCGGCGCTCCCCGGCATCTCCGCCAACGGGTCGGCCGCCGCCGTCGGTGTCCTCGCGCTCGGCGCGTCGATGCTCGTGCTCGGCCCCGGCGCCATGGTCGCGGCTGCGGGCCTCGTGATGCTCGGCGCCGGCGTGGCCGTGGCCGCCGCCGGCGTGGCGCTGCTCGCGGCCGGGGCCGTGCTTCTCGGCAGCGGTCTCGCCCTCGTGGCGGCCTCGGTGGTCGTGGCCTCCGCAGGCATCCTCGCCATGGGCGCGGCCATGCCCATGGTCTCGTCCTCAGCGCCGGGCGCGGCCGCCGGGCTCGGCGCCCTCGCGGCGGCGGCGCTCGCGGCCGCTCCGGGGCTTCTCGCGGCGACGCCCGCCATGAGCTCATTCTCCTCCGCGTGCTCCACCGCCTCGTCCGCCTCCTCGCAGGCGCGCTCCGGCATCGACCAGGTGAAGTTCTCGAGCCAGTCCATGGCCACGGCGGCCAAGTCCTCTTTCCGAGACTTCGCCGAGTCGGCGAAGAACGCGGCCTCGACCGCCTCCAACGCCATCATGGGAGCCTGCCGCCGGATGTCCGCCGAGGTGGGCTCGCTCAGGCTCACCTTGCCGCGCATCTCGGTCGGCGCGCTGCCGCACTTCTCCATGTCGGGCAGCTTTAACGCCCAGACTGGCTCCGTGCCGTCCGTGAACGTCAGCTGGTACGCCAAGGGCGGCGTCTTCTCGACCCCGAGCGTCGTCGGCGTCGGCGAGGCCGGGCGCGAGGCCGTCGTGCCGCTCAGGCCGAGCGTCCTGCGCGGCATCGGCGAGGGCATCGACGTCGAGCGCGCCGGCGACGACGTCGCGTCCGTGATCGCGTGGCTCGACCGCAACCTCCCCGCGATCATCCAGAGGTACACCCCGGTCACGCTCGAGCGCGACCTCGACCGACACATCAGGACGGTGATGGCAGGTGCATAGGCTCTACTACGTGTCCTCGACCGGAGAGCGCATCAGCCTCGACGGCGAGGGCGCGTTCGTCGGCACCGCGCCCAAGCTCCGCAGCCGCGTGTGGACGTACGAGCTCGGGTGGCGCAGCGCGTCTGGCATATCCCGAGGCGCCCGCGAGGCCACGCTCAACGCGTTCCTCACCGCCTCGGCGGCCGACAGGCTCCGCGAGCAGGCCGACCGCGACATGGCGAGCGCGGCCCCCGGGCGCATCGAGGTCGACGGCGAGTGGTACCAGCGCGCCTTCATCGCCAAGAGCGAGACCGATGCGGTCTACGGGCGGCGCGCCGTCAAGGCCGAGCTTACCGTCCTGCTGCTCGACGGCGCGTGGCGGCGCGAGGTGTCCGCCGAGTTCTACGCCACCGAGACCGAGGACCCGAGCGGCCTCGACTATCCGCACGATTTCGAGTACGACTACGGCGGCTCGACCGCGAGTAGAAGCGTCACGGTCGACGGCCTCGTGCCCGCAGACCTCAAGCTCACGGTATACGGCCCCGTGACCAACCCCCGGGTCGCCGTCTCCCAAGGGGCCTTCACCAACGTCTACGAGGTCGACGTGGAGGTGCCGGGCGGTTCGCGCCTGGTCATCGACGGGTCGAGCTACCCCAAGTCCATCCAGCTCATAGGAACCTACGGCGAGGTCGAGGACAAGTTCGCATCAGGCCTTCGCGGCGAGGGGGCGGGTTCCGGCTCGTACTGCTTCGAGCCGCTGCGCCCCGGCGCGTCGTCGGTGGCGTGGGACGGGTCTTTCGGCTTCACCATGACCCACTATCAGGAGGAGGGCGAGCCGCCGTGGAGCTCATAGTGGCGGACAGCGCGGGCAAGACCCTCTTCCCGCTCGCGGACTTCGAGCTGGACATGGACTCGGGCTGGGGCGACGGCGTCGACAACACGTTCGACCTGATCGTGCGCGACGCCTCCGCCCCGCTCCCGGAGGCCGCCTGGCGCGTCTACGCCGACGGCACGGAGATGGGCGGGCGCGTCGAGGGCTTCGAGCTGAAGACCGGCCGCACGTCCTCCGGGCTTCACTGGACCGGCTCCACATGGTCTGGCGTGCTCGCAAAGCGCCTGCTCTGGCCGGACTCGGGGCAGGACTACCTCACGCTGTCGGGCGACGCGAACGCCGTGCTCAGGCAGGTGGTGGCGCGTCTCGGCCTCGGCTCCTTCTTCTCCGTGCCAGACGGGGACGCCGGCGTGGCCGTGAGCTACCGGTGCTCGCGCGACGTGCCGGACGCATGGACGAACCTGCGACTTGCCATGAGGTCGGCGGGGCTGCGCCTCGACGCGAGGTGGATAGACGGAGCGTGCAGGCTCCAGGCGGCCAAGGTGACCGACTGGCGCGGCCGCGTCGACTCCGACCTCGTGGACTTCGACCTGTCCTCAGACCTGCTGGTCACCAACCACCTCAAGGCGGCGGGCAAGGGCGAGCTGGCCTCGCGCGAGGTCGTGGACGTCTACGCCGACAACAAGGGCAACGTCGGGACGGCGAAGGCCATGGCAGGCGTATTCGAGCTCGAGGAATACTACGACGCCAACAACAGCGAGGGCGACGACCTGCGAGACCAGGCCATGAGCCGCCTGAAGGACATGCAGACGGAGGGCAACGTCAAGGTCACCGTCGGCGAGGGCGTGAGCTTCGGCCTGGGAGACGTCGTGGAGGCACGGCACTACTCGCCCAACGTGACGGTCAGCGTGGAGATAAGCAGCAAGGTCATATCGGCGACGGGCGCGGGAGCGAGCGCGACCTACGGCGCGTCGCCGAGCGGCACGAGAGTGGGGTGATCAGCCTTGATCATGGTCATAGGCGGCGACCTGTGGCAGTGGGACACCGGCAGGAGCGTGCGGCTCGACGTCGCGGGCGCCACGCAGGCGCACTTCGCGGCCGCCGAGTCGCAGCGCGCCGTGGTCGTCGACGTCAGGGACGGCGTCGCGAGGGTGCCGTCACAGGTGCTCAGCGCGGGGAGGGCCATCGCCGTCTGGGCGTCGGACGGGAGAGAGACGCTCGAGCGCGCCATCTTCCCCGTGAGGCCGCGCGCGAAGCCCGACGGCTACATCCAGACGGACGACGAGGTGCAGGCGTGGGAGGACGTCAAGCAGTGGGTCAAGGACGCCATCGCGGCGTCCGGCAAGGCCCTCGAGGCGGGCACCGCCACGCAGCTCGGTCCCGATGACGCTCCCACCGTTGAGATAGCGGGCGGCAGGCTCAACCTCGGCGTCCCGGCGGGGAAGCCCGGCACCAAGGTTACGACGGGGGAAGGCCAGCCCGCCACCGGCGGGCGCGAGGGAGACCTGTACATAGATAAGGCAACGGGGGCGCTGTACAAGTACGCCCGGAACGACGAGGAGGAGAACTGATGGCACTTTCATGGAACCAGGTCGGCTCGCTCAAGGGCCCGCAGGGCCAGCGCGGCGAGACCGGCCCGCAGGGCGAGAAGGGCGGCAGCGTCCGCATCGCGACCGTCGACGTGACCGACAACAGCGACGTCGCGTTCTCGGCGCTCACGCCGTCGGACGGCGTCAAGGTCGGGGACGTGGTCCTCGACGCCATGGGCCAGGCGTACGCCGTCGTGTCAGTCAACGCCGGCGCCTCGACGGCCCACGTCGGCACCGCGGTGCCCGGCTACACGGCCAAGGGCCCCAAGGGCGACGTGGGACCGGCGGGCCCGCGCGGCGAGAACGGCACGTCGGTCACCGTCAAGGGCGCCGTCTCCGACAAGTCGAAGCTACCGGCCGACGCCGCCATCGGCGACACCTACGTCACGAGCGACGACGGCCACATGTGGGTCAAGACGTCCATGTCGGGCGACTCCCAGTGGACGGACCTCGGCGCGATGAAGGGCCCCAAGGGCGACACCGGCCCCGCCGGCCCCACCGGCCAGCAGGGCACGACCGGCCCGCAGGGCCCGGCGGGCCCCGGCATCACCTTCGGCAGCGGCGCCCCGAGCGCGCCGTCGCAGCAGGGCGCCGTGTACGTCGACGTCGCCGACGGCTACAAGGTCTACCAGTACAGCCAGACGGCTTAGCGAAAGGAGCTCATCATGGCATGGACGAACATCGGCTCGCTCAAGGGCCCCAAGGGAGACAAGGGCGACACCGGCCAGACCGGGCCGCAGGGACCGCAGGGACTGAAAGGAGCCACCGGCCCGACAGGGGCCACCGGCCCCACCGGCCCGAAGGGCGCGGACGGCACCTCCGTCACCGCGGGAACCGGCGCCCCGAGCGGCACCGCGGCGGTGGGCTCGGTCTACATCGATGCCTCTACCGGGAACCTGTACACGTACAAGGCCTAGGGGGCTTCTTGCATGGCCTGGACGAAGATAGGCAACCTCAGGGGCCCGACGGGGGCAACCGGGCCGCAGGGGCCTGCGGCGACGACCGCCCAGGCCTTCCTCGCCGCCCACCCGGTCAGGTCGCTCTACATGGAGACCAAGGGCGAGAACCCGGGCGCGGCCTACGGAGGCACGTGGGTGATGCGCGACTCGCAGAACGGTTTCATCTGGGAAAGGACGGCATAATGGAGATCGTGACCGGCAAGGCCGGGACGCCGCACGTGAGCTCGGCGGACGACGGGCGCAGAATCGCGGGCGAGGTTGGAGCCGGCAGCTACGTCCTGCAAACCGGGGGCAGGCTCGCGCCGTCGCTCGTTGACGCGAACACAGTGAGGTTCGCGACGGGCGACATGGTCGTCCAGGGCCGCCACATCGGCCTCACGGCCCCCGAGGACGTGAAGGTGGCCTCCGGAACGCAGGGCAAGAAGCGCACGGACTACATCTGCGTCCACTACAAGAGGGACGTGAGCGGCGCGAACCCGACGCTCGTTGAGAAAGTCGAGTGGAAGGTGCTGCAGGGCACGCCGGGGGCCACGGCAACCGCGCCGACGGTTCCCGCTGGGTCCATCCTGAACGGCGACGCCGACGTGACCGTGCCGGTGTGCTCGGTGAGCTTCGACGGCCTGACCACGGGCGCGCCCAAGCTCGTCATCCCGACGCTGACCCCGCTCGCGACGCTCGGGGATTCCGTATCCCGGGCCGTCCTCTTCAACAACAGGAACATCGGCTTCACCGATGTGGTCACGCTCTCGCAAGACCCGTCCAAGTTCGCCCGCATCGAGTTCACGTGCGTGACCGACGACAACGACCAGTTCACGGTCTTCTACGTGCCGGGCCTGGGGACTACGCGCTTCGTCGCCTCGTGCGCCCGCGTCAACTTCAATAGCGGCCAGATATTTCTCAAAACGCGCGTATACGAGGTGAGCGGGCGCACCGTCAACACAGCGAACGACACCTTCAACGGCAACAAATACTGGCACAGCGGCCAGGTGAGCGTGCCGGGGGGCTCGCTCAGCAACGGCGACAAGATAAAAATCATCCGCGCTGTGGGCTACATGTCCTAGGCCGCGGTCCAGCATCTCGGCTGCTCGGCCTCCGACTTTCGCATCGAGGATACGGGGATGGGAAACCTGTTTTGCTCAGTGAGCCGTAGAGCATTCCGTATCCCAAACAAAAGCACTCTACTCGGACCCGCCCGGCAACTGGCAGGTCGACCTACGCGCGGGCATCGTCTTCGTTCGAGCTAACTACGTCACGACGGGCAGCGGCTCGTGGGACTCCATCACGTGTCCATACAGGCTTCCCGAGGCGTACAGACCGGCGAGAGCGGCCTTGCGCGGCAGCTCCACTCCGGCGGCCGTGGGGTCGTACATCCGCACGCCCAGGCGCCTGATGGCCCATCGGATGACCTGCCGCAGCGTCTTGTACGCCTTCTCGGCTGCACCGGCCTGCTCGAAGCCGTCCACCCACGACTGCACGTCCTCCGGCGTGATCGCGTCGAGCTCGGCGTCGGCCCATCGCGGAAAAACATGCAGCTCCAGGGCGCTGCGGTAGCCCTCCAGCGTCGACGCCCGCAGGCGCTTCGACTTATCGGCCATGTACTCGGCGGCAGCATCTCTAAATAGCATTTTCAACCTCGATTCAATTGAAAATCCCCGACGTCGGAGCAGTGGAAGCCCGCGCTCATGCCTGGGATTTTTCCCGACAAAGAAAGGAGCTCGCATGGCTTTGATGGGAGTCTCGGTCGGGCCCTCCGTCCGGCTCGCCACGGACGGCGGCGGAAAGCCCGTCGTGGAGACGGACCCGCCGGAGGCGCCGGAGGGCTTCGCCGCGACTTACACGCTGGCCGACACGGGCGAGCGTATCGAGCAGGTCTGGAGCGTCGAGCCGAGGTCGCGCGGTGAGGACGCGCTCGCCGTGGCCGCCATGGCCGCGCGCGGGCTGCCGGATGCCGACGCGGTGAAGGTCCCGCTGCTGTTTCCAGCCTGGTACGTCGGCGTGGCCGAGTACGCAGCGGGGGAGCGTGTGGAGCGCAAAGGCTCGCTCTACCGCTGCCTCCAGACGCACCAGCCGAGGCTGGGCACCGAGCCCGAGGCGACGCCGTCGCTCTGGGAGAGAATCGAAAGATAGGAGTACACATGTTCTACGGACAGTTCGTGTCGGGCGCCGTCTACCTCACCACCGACGGCACAGGCCTCCCCATCCACGAGGCCGCCGAGCCGACGCCGGGAGCGGGCTACCACACCTCGCTCGCCTACGAGCAGCACGACGGGGCCATCTGGCAGGTCTGGGCGCTCGTGCCGGACGTGGGCACCGCCCAGGACGCCGCGCTCATGCTCGCGCAGATCCAGGCGGCGAAGCTGAGCGACCCCGACGCGCTGAAGGTTCCTGCCCTCTTCCCGCGCTACGAGAAGGGCCACGTCTACGCCCTGGGCGACCGCGTGCTCTGGCAGGGCGCGCTCTACAAGGCCGTCAGCGGCCACACCGCCACGGCGGAGGACCCCACCGCAGACCCGCAGCACTGGGCAAAGGTCGTGCCCGCAGCCGACGGCACCGAGACGGTCGCCGAGTGGGTCAGCGGCAAGACCTACGCCAAGGGCGACCGCGTGACCAAGTACGGCCAGGTCTACGAGTCCCTGATGGACGCGAACACCTTGGAGCCCGGCGTGGTTGGCAGCGACTCCGCATGGTCCCTCGTGGCCGCGTAGGGGGTGCCGCATATGGAGCAGGCCTTGACGGCTGCCATCCAGTGGGCCGTGCCCGCGGCCCTCGCGGCCCTCGCGGCCTCGCTCATGCGCCTGTACAAGGTCATGGACGCGATGCAGGAGGGCACGAGGACGATGCTGCGCAGCCGCCTTGTGGACCTCCACGAGCGGTACGTCGTGAGCGGCGCGGGGTGCCCGGACTGGGTCAAGCAGGAGGCCTCGCAGGTGTACGCCGCCTACCACGGGATGCACGGAAACGGTACCGGCACGCACTACTACCAGGAAATCATCAATGCCCCTATCAGGGGGGAATCGGAGGATTAGCCAATGGAAGCAATCAAGGGCTGGGGCCGCGCCGCCCTCGTGCGCGCCGTGAAGACCGGCGCACAGACGCTCGTGACCCTCATCGGCACCGGCGCGGTCGGCATCACCGACCTCGACTGGCCCGCGCTCCTCAGCGTGACCGCCACCACGATGGTGCTCTCTTTGCTGACCAGCGTCGCGGGCGTGCCTGAGGTGGGCGACGGCGAGTCGCCGCTGCACATGAAGTCGGGCGAGTAGGGGAGTGAGGCATGCTGGCCGTCGCCGCCTCGCGCGGGCGTGCCGCCTCATGGTCGCCGTGGTGGTGGCCGAGGCGGCCGCCCTCGCGCTGCTCGTGACCGCTTCGCAGCCTGCGGGCAAGCCCGCGTGGAGACCGGGCAAGGCAATCGTCTCCGACAGGGCATACGAGCCGCCCATGAGGCTCGTCGTGGAGCCGGACACGGGGCGGACCTACACGGTCGCCGAGTCCGGCTCCGTCCATTTGATAAGGGAAGGCGACAGATGATGCCAAGCATCGACAAGCTCTGCGAGCGCATGCGCTACTGGTGCGACGAGGGCAATTTAGGCTACTGCCAGGAGCACCGCCAGGACATCCGTGTGGGCGGCGAGGCGGACTGTTCCTCGCTCGTCATCCATTGCCTGAAGGAGGCCGGTTTCGACACCGGTTCCGCGAGCTATACCGGCAACATGAGCGCCAATCTCTGTGCCCGAGGGTGGAGGCGCGTCGCAAACAACGGCAACCCGCAGCGCGGCGACATTCTGCTCAACGACGCGCACCACGTCGCCGTCTACATTGGCAATGGCCTCCTGTGCCAGGCGAGCCGAAACGAGCTCCACCGAGCCAACGGCGGGCAGCCCGGCGACCAGGACGGCTACGAGACCAACACCCGCGGCTACTACAACTATCCGTGGAGCTGCTACCTGCGGTATGCCGGTGCGCAAGAGTCCACGTCCCCTACGCTCGTCGTGGACGGCTACTGGGGCAAGCAGACCACGCTCCGTCTGCAGGAATTACTCGGTTGCCCTTACAAAGACGGGGTGATTTCCTCCCAGTGGGCGGGCGACGCCTGGCGCCACGCTGCCTGCACGAGCTTCGAGCACGACAGCTCCGGCGAGGGCTCCGTGACCATCGCGCGCCTGCAGCAGCGCATCGGCGTGACAGCGGACGGCCTCTGCGGCAAGGACACGATCAACGCGCTCATCAAGCATTTCATGCCGGTGTCCGGCGCCACCGTCCTGGACGGTAAGCTCGACGCCGAGAGCCTCACCGTCAAGGCCATGCAGCGCGCGATCAACGAAGGGAGCTTCTGATGCCGTACCCGTCTCCCGCCGACGAGCGCGAGGGAGACCTGCTCAACCTCGTGCTCTTCCTCATCGACCTCGCTTTGGTGTTCGTGGCGGTGCCGATGTGTCTCATGGGCCTGCTCTAGCTGTGGCCTGCTGTGACCGAGCTGTGACCTAACTCGAACCTGCTCGAACCTTACTCGAACCCGCCGCCTTCCCCGAGAGGGGAGGGCGGCGTTTTGCTGTATCGGTAAGTTAAAGCTCGAGACAGCACACGTTGTCGTTGGCACACGTCGGCATTTGGTCACTCTTTGTTGGCACAAACTGGCCCATTATCGACATTTCAAATTAGAATAACCGCAGCTAAACAGTACAGTAAGGTTTCGATAATAGTTCCTCATAATCCCTGGGTTGCAGGTTCGAATCCTGCTGGGCCCACCATAAAAACCGCAGGTCGCGGGGCGTTTTCGCCCTGCGACCTGTTTTATTATTTATGGAGCGTTGGCACGGCGTTGGCATAAGGTTGCCAAACAGGTTGAATACCTTATATAGCTGCAAGAAACCCTTTATCTGCCGCCCACCGCGCGGCCGAACGCCTGAGCCGCCGCGTCGAGGGCCGCGTCGGGCTTCAGGTAGTGCGTGTAGCCGGTCTGGACGTTGGTGCGGCCGTGGAGGCGGGCGTTCACCGTGTCGAGGACGCCGGCTCCCTGCATGATCGTCTCGTGCACCGAGCGCATGTCCTTCAGCTGCGCGTAGGGCATGCCCTGGAGCGCCCCTCCCGGCTCGAAGAGCGCCTTCCAGTGCTTGCGGGCGCGGCCGGGGTACTTGTCCCAGAGGAAGGCCCTCGGGCCCTCCACGGCGAGCTCCGCGAGCCTCGACGCGAACGGGTCGGGGATGGGGGCCACGCGGCGGCTGAACTTGTTCTTCGGCGCCTTGAAGCCGTCGCGCTCGGTCCAGGCCATCTGCACGTAGGCGTGGGCCATGAGGCCGTCGCCCTCGCCCAGGCGGGACACCTCGGAGAACCTCAGGCGAGACCACATGAGGCCCAAGCCCTCCTCGACGCGCAGGCCGCCTCCCACGAGCGCGAGGAAGAGCGCCTCGGCGTCGTCGCCGCGAAGGCGGCGCATGGCCTCGGCCACCTGCGGGGCGCCCCACATAACGGGCTGCTCGGCGAAGGGGTCCTCGCGCTCGACGGGGTAGTCGATGCGCCGGTGGTCGAGGACGTTGCGGTCCACGAGCTCGGCGTCCACGGCGCAGTTGATCATGCGCTTCAGGCACTTCACCGACTTCTTGGCCACGGCGGGCGTCATGCCGTAGACCCACGACTGCACCATCGGGTAGCTCAGCTCGGGCCAGCGCAGGTCGCCGAAGGCGGGCTCTATGCGCAGGCGCCACGAGGACTCGTAGCCGCCGATGGTCTCGTTGGTCAGGCCCTTGGCGCGGCACCGCCGCATGAAGAGGGGCCAGAAGTCGCGGATGACGTCCGTCTGGCCGGCGCAGGCCGAGCCGCCGAGCTCGGCGACCATCTCCTGCCTGCGTGCGACCGCATCGGAGAAGGTTCCCTCGAAACGCTCGCGAAGGCGGCGCTGCCCGCCGTCGCGCCTGTATCCTCGGCAGGCCGTGAGGTCCCACACGCCGGGCCTCACGGGCCTCACGCCGACCGCCGCCTGTTTCGCTGCCATGGACACACCCTTTCCATTTGACTGGTCATTTCGAACCTACAAGCAATTCTTGTTGCTTCCCACCAATCGAGACACGAGCACGTTTTTGGTAGAATTTCGATAGCCGCCGCGCGGTTTTTAGATGGCGACAGGGACCGCAACCCTTGGCCGCGCGGAACACGAAGCTGTCAAATGCCTACGGGCGCGGCAGATAAGTGGGGAACCTCCTCGCCTTCCAGCGGGGAGGTTTTTTCGGAAATTCCGGAATAACTGGAGACGGAGCCTTAGAGTCTATCCACGCCTATGCCAAGACGGCGTTGAACTCCGCAGCCCTGTTGTCGATCGCGTTGCGCACAACCTTGGCCCAGAACGGGCGGATGTTGACGAAAGAGGTGCACGACCTGATTCCGTCAAAGCCCCTTTCAAGGGCGATTCGCCCGAAGACCTCGTCGGCAAATGAGTTGGTGATCGTCTCGACCCCGTCGAAATCGAAAGTGACCTTCTCAGCGAGGTTGTTCGTGGAGGACATGATCGCGTCGTATGCGCGACGCCCCGAGACTCGTGTGACGAGGGACGTTCCGAAATCGCTCATCCTAATGACCATGCTTCCTCCTTACGCTGTTTGGGTCGATAAACCAGACAAAGATACTAGATGCCTTGGTAAAGATTGACACGCTGGGCCTCACGCCGACCGCCGGCTGATTCGCTGCCATGGCGGTATCCTCCTTAATGGCCGATGCCGTTTGGTTTGGGGTTTGAACGGACTTTCCGATGGCGTCCGGGGGTTCGTCGTCGAGAGGCGTCCCCGGCTCTGTTGGTGCCTGTCTAATGCAGGCTCCTCTATTTGTCGGTCGCGATTGACTGACAAGTAAATTTGTCGGTCAGAATTAGCAAAATTTGGACGACAATTCTATTTGTCGTTCGCCTGTGACTGACTAGTCAACTTGAGGCCTTCCGTAATCTCGAGAAGCTTGGGGAACGCCAGGAGAGCAGGCCTCGCAAGTTCCGATTGCTGCAGACCTGCCTTCAGTCTCAGCTCCTTCAAAGCCAAACCCATGTCTCCTCCTAACTGCGGTTTTGCCAAGTATAGAAAATCATTTACGAATCTTGCAAATTGTTTGTTGACAATTACGAACTACATAAGTAGACTGAATCCAGTAACGAAATCCGTAAATGAAAGGAGGGGTGAGTGGAGTTCGACAAAGTTCGGTTGTCTCGCGTCATGAAGTCGAGGAGAGCAGCTCTCGGATGGACTCAGGCCGACTTGGCTGACGCATCCGGTGTCTCCGCCGGCGTCATCTCGGATTACGAGCGAGGCGCGACAGACAACCCGCAATTCCCATCGCTCGTAAAGCTCGCAAATTCTCTTGGATGCACCGTTGACGATTTCGTTAGGAAGGAGGTCGCAAATGTCTAATCTCGCAGTTTTCGACAATCGCGAGTTTGGGCGAATCAGAGCACTTGTCGATTCTCAGGGCGCCGCCGCGTTTGTCGCCAAAGACGTTTGCCTAGCCCTCGGAATTGGCAAGTACCGCGACGCCGTCTCAACGATTGACGATGACGAGAGGGGGTCGGTATTAGTGGACACCCCTGGCGGCAAGCAGCAGATGACTACCGTCACCGAGCCCGGGTTCTACAAGCTCGTCATGCGCTCCCGCAAGCCGGAGGCGAAGGCCTTCCAGCGCTGGGTCACCCATGAGGTCTTGCCAGCCCTGCGGCGCGACGGCGGCTACATGGTCGCGCGCGACGAGACGCCGGAGCAGACGATGGCCCGCGCGGTGCTCCTCGCGCAGCAGACCATCGACCGGCAGCGCGACCGCATCGCGGAGCTGGAGCCGAAGGCGCTCTTCGCGGACGCCGTGGCGGCGAGCGACGGCACCTGCCTCGTTGGCGAGCTCGCGAAGATGCTGCGCCAGAACGGGGTCGAGGTGGGCCAAAACCGCCTCTTCGCCATGCTTCGCGAGGACGGCTACCTGGGCAACGTCGGGCAGAACCGCAACGTGCCCACGCAGCGCGCGATGGACCTCGGTCTCTTCCGCATCAAGGAGACGGCCGTGACGCACTCCGACGGCCACGTGACCATCAATAGGACGCCTAAGGTCACGGGCAAGGGCCAGATCTACTTCGTTAAGCGCTACGGTGCTTAGCACAATCCTTAGCACAACCTATCCCGGCAAGCGACGCGGGGCCATGCCCCGTGGCGGGGCACCGCTATCGCGAACAA